AAGAATCACGCAAGTAAAAGATTTAAAGCATTGAAACTTGTACTTGGGAAAATAGAAAGAGTAGTAGGGCTTACAGGAACACCAGCACCAAATGGACTAAAAGATATTTGGGCACAAATATATCTGCTGGATAAGGGAGAAAGACTTGGAAAGAATGTAACAGCTTTTCATGAGAGATATTTTAATTATTCAAAATATGGTGGAAATCCTTTTGGGGAATATGAACTGAAGGAAGGGTCAGACAAGTCAATTATGGACAAGATAAGCGATATATGTGTTTCGATGAAGGCAGAAGACTATTTGGAACTTCCGGATATAACCTACAACACAATATCAATTGAACTAGATAACAAGTCAAGAAAGCAGTATGAAAAACTTGAGAAACAGATGATTTTAGAGCTGAACGAGTCTGAAGAAATATCAGTTGCCAGTGCAGCGGCATTAACCGGAAAGCTGTTACAGCTTTCAAATGGGGCCATTTATGATGAAGAACGTAAGGTTCATAAGATTCACGACTGCAAGATTGAACGTTTTATGGAACTTATAGAAGAGCTTAACGGAAAACCTGCTTTAGTATTTTACAGCTTTCAGCATGATTTGGAAAGAATAAAAAAGGCGTTAGCAAAATCAAAATTAAGAGTAAGACAGCTTAAAACCCCTGAGGATGAAAAAGACTGGAACAGTGGGAAAATCGACATACTTCTGGCACATCCAGCAAGTGCGGCATACGGTTTAAACCTTCAAGACGGCGGAAATCACGTAATATGGTTTGGGCTTAACTGGAGCCTTGAACTTTACCAGCAGGCGAATAAAAGGCTTCACAGACAGGGGCAGAAGGAAAAGGTTATAATCCACCACCTTGTAACACAGGATACAAGGGATGAGGATGTAATGAAAGCCCTGCAGAGCAAAGGAGATGTTCAGGAAGAGCTATTACAAAGCCTGAAGGCAAGAATTGATAAATACAGGAGATGAAAAAATGAGAGATAAAAACATTTTAAAATTATTAGATGATATAACGATATTAAATAAATATTTATATATGTCGGATGAACATAGTATTGAGTACAACAATGGATTAACGACACTTGAAATAAGAATGGATTCAGATTTAAATTTATGGGCTGTAAATAAAAGATTTCCTGAATTACCCCCGCTGTATTTCACTGAGGAAATGACACTCGGAAAAACGTTGTCCGTAATTGAATTTTTAAAGACACAGAAATCTAAATACGCCCAAATAAAAAATAAGTGGGAAGAAATAAAAGAAATTACAATGGCAAATCTTGCATTAAATCCCATAAGATAGAATGTGCTGAACGAAACACAAAAAGTTTTAGGAGGAACAATGATTAATGAAAAAATAGGAAACAATATAAAAAAATGGAGAAAATTAAAAAAACTAACTCAACAAGAATTAGGTGAAAAGATTGATAAAACTTTGTCATCAATACAAAAATATGAAAAGGGAAACGTAATGATTCCCATAGATGTATTAAGTAACATCGCTAAAGCCCTTAATATCGGGATTGAAGATTTAATATCAGGAATTGAAGGAAACATAAAAGAGAAAGCACTGAAAGAATTTAATATAGAAGAGCTGCTGAAAAGACAGGCAATGCTTGATAAGAAATTTGATGGAAAGAAAACTACCAAAGTAAGAACGATTAAGGGTATTCAAGTTGCATTGATAACAGAAATTGGAGAACTGATTCAGGAACTTAAAAGTGAGTGGAACTACTGGAAAAACAGCACAGAAAAATTTAATAAATCAAAGGTGTTAGAAGAACTGTCGGACGTGTTGCATTTTTATCTTAGCTTTATGAATGCAAGATATAATAAAACAAAAGGTAGAATGATACCATTTTTAGATGGAGTCTTAGTTGAATATACCAGAAAAGTATCGTCGGTACAAAGTTTGGAGGATACATTGCTTACGTTGTCAGATTTTAGAATATTGAATGAAAAAGAAGTTTTAAGCAGTATTTTGGTTATTTCCGAATATGTAGGAGCAACAGAAGAAGAATTTTTACAAGTCCATCACGAGAAATGGCTTAAAAATATGAATGAAAGAACAAAAGAAAGTTATTAACTTATGATGAAAATGCAGATTTATAAATCAAAAATTAAAGGAGTAAGAAATGACGGAAAAAGATATTGACAGAATAGCGGACAGAGTCGCAGAAAAATTAAGACAGGTTAAAAAAATAGACAGATACAAGGAAACAGAAGCGATGCTAAGAGCTTACCCAAATTACAAACGGATAATTGAAAAAAATAACAGTCGCATTGACGAAATATTGAAAAATGGATTAGGAGAAACTGTAAAAATTAAAACAGGAGAGAATGTACAAGGTGGGATAAAAAAATATGAAGGAGTCCCGGAAAAAGAAATAGAAAAAATTGAGCATTTAAAATCTGAAAACTTGAAAATGGAAAAGAGAATGTTAAGAGTAGAGAATGCATTGATGAGCATTGAGGGTGATAAATATTACAACATTATATATTTTAGGTATCTTAAAGAATGGACGATTGAAGAAATAGCAAGAGAGTTGGGAGTAACTGAAAAAACTGTTGGGACAAACAGAACAAGACTGGTTAAAAAATTGCAGTTTAACTTGTTTCCTGAGGTACTTTTGGACTAGAGGACTTGACAAAATTACCGATAAGCTACCTTTTGGCTACCTTGACATTACCTTTTTATGTGGTATAATATGTTAGAATGTGAAAAATGTAAAAGACATTTAATAAACCATTCCACTTATAAGTGTCAGTTATTTTAACTGTCAAAAGACGGTATTCTTTTTATAACCGTCTTTTTTTTGTTTATAAATACTTTTAGTATATCGTCTTGTGATTCGGCAGCCGCTTAGAATTGCAAGGCACTATTATTTTTGAGGAGGTGGAGAACTTGACATGAAATTGACGGAGAAACAGAAAAGATTTGCAGATTATTATATTGAAACTGGAAATATAACAGAAGCAGCGGTAAAGGCGGGGTACAGTAAGAAGACGGCGAGAGTTATTGGGCAAGAAAACTTGCTTAAACCTGCTATAAAAGGCTACATCGACGAAAAACTGGAAACTATGCAGGATGAAAGGACAGCATCCGCCAAGGAAGTGCTTGAGTTTTTGACTAAGTCGATGAGAGGTGAAATCAAAGAGGAAGTTGTCGTTGTCGAAGGAACTGGGGACGGAACAAGTGAAGCTAGAATGGTTAAAAAGCAGATAGGTCTACGAGATAGAATTAAGTCAGCAGAACTGCTT